CTCAATGAACATCACCGTGGCAGGCGCACGCCAGCCCGTGCTTCTGCGCAAATACGAGTATCTGCGCGAATACTGGCCTGATGCGACCCTGAAAGACGTCCCCAAGTTCTACTGTGACTACGACTACACGCATTGGCTGATAGCGCCAACCCCCGCAAGCAATTACACCTTCGAGGTTTTGTACTACGAGCGAGTGCAACCCCTCGATTCCTCCAACCAGACGAACTGGTTTACGCAGTACGCTCCACAGGCTCTCCTGTATGGCGCTTTGTTGCAGGCTATGCCGTTCCTGAAGAATCACGACCTGATTCCCGGGTGGCAGGCTCAATACAAGCTCATCATGGATACTCTGATGAACGAAGACAAACTGCGTATCGCTGATCGTCAAGCCGTGGCATCAGACTCATGAGTTACAACAGCCCCTTCACAGGTCAGGTCATTCAACCGACCGACGTTTCGTACCGCTCAATTGTCATGACTGCCAGCGTGCAGTTGTCTTGGCCCTTGAATGGAAATGCAACAGACAACTACGCGGCAAGGATCATGGACGTGGCCTCTGGCTCAACGTCCTACATTTTGTCGATGCCCCCAGCAGACCAAACCTCTGTTGGCACGGACGCGCTGATTCGCAACGTGGGCGCAAACGCTGTAACCGTCAAGACATTTGGCGAAAACAGTGTCATCGTCACCGTACAGCCCGGCACGGCGCAGTACATCTACATCACCGCAAACCCCAATAACTATGGCACTTGGGGAGTGATCGCGTTTGGCACTGGAACATCCTCTGCTGACCCTGCATCGCTTGCTGGCTACGGCTTGTTGGCTACCAGCACCACCCTGAGCCAAAGCCACCCTGTATCGTCTTTGACGGCCAGCTACACCTTCTTGTCTGGCGACCGTGCGCAGACCTACGTTTGGGGCGGCGGTGCTACAACCGTAAACCTGCCATCTTCGGCAACGGTCGGCAACAACTGGTTTGTTCTGCTGAAGAACAACGGTACGGGAACTCTGACTGTTGATGCCTACGGCTCAGAAACGATTGACAACGGCTTGACCAAGACGTTTGCTCCAAACGAGTCGGCTTTCATTGTTTGCACAGGAAGCCAGTACGTCACCATCGGCTACGGGGTCAGCACTCAGTTTGCGTTCACAGCTTTGGTCAAGAACGTGACTGGCGGCAACTACACCCTGACGTCCAGTGAGGCGTCCAACACCATTCAGACTTACATTGGCACACTGTCCAGCAATGTCTTGGTAACTTACCCGCCCGTGGTAAATCTGTATGTGGTGAGCAACCAATGCTCTGTGGCTGGTAACACTCTCACACTGACGACTGGTGTGGCTGGAGGCGCTACAGCAACCATTCCTGCCAGCAACCAAGCAACGCTGATCTGCGATGGCACAAACTTTTTCAATGCCAACACAACTCAGGCTGGCGGAACAAGTTTCTCGATCATCAGCGGAAGTGCTGGTTCGCCATCTTTGAACTTCTCGTCAGAAACAACGACAGGTATCTACCGCCCCGGCGCTGGCCGCTTTGGCATCGCCGTGCTTGGCAATCAAATTGTTGACGTGAATGCAAGTGGCGTTACCGTGACTGGCTCAGGCACATTCACCACCGGGATCTCTGGCGGGACATTCTGATGACACAAAAAGTTTTTGCCCTCGATACCAAGCCGGGAATCCAGCGGGACGGCACAATCTTTGACAAAGACTTCTACAACGACGGTCGATGGGTGCGCTTTCAGCGTGGACGCCCTCGCAAGATTGGCGGCTACCGCGAGATCACCAGCCAGCTTTCTGGCATCTCCCGCGGCATCTTCGTCAACTCTGAGAACGGCTTTTCCAGCGTCTTCAACGGCTACCGCGATGGCCTGCAAGTCCTGTCAATCGACAACAATGGCTTCGGTGCTGGCGTCATTGACTTTGACATCGCCTCGTCTATCACCGTTCTTGGGACAATTACTGGCGGATCTCAGTACACGAACGGAACCTATACCAACGTCCCGCTGACTGGTGGATCTGGTTCGGGTGCGAAAGCCACCATCACTGTGGCCTCCAATACTGTGACAGCGGCCACCATCACAAGCAGTGGCAACGGGTACTTGCCCGGCAATGTGCTGTCTGCCAACCCAGACTCAATTGGTGATGGCGTCAACACCTACGGAGCTATCACCGCAGGCACGCTGTACAACAACGGAACCTATCTTGGCGTCCCCATGATTGGCGGATCTGGTTCTGGGGCTACCGCAAACATTACCGTTTCAGGTGGCGGTGTGACGGGTGTTGTTGCTCAGAACCGAGGAATTGGCTACAAAGTCACCGATGTCTTGGCCGCACTGCCTGCAAATATCGGTGGCGTGACGGGCATCATTAGCACCTACGGCTCGATCGTTGGTGGTTCGCTGTACAACGCTGGAACTTACACAAACGTCAGCTTGACTGGCGGCACAGGTACTGGAGCGGTCGGGACTATCGTGGTGACCACGAACACGATCAACGCCGTGACCAACCTTGTTGGCGGCACAAACTACACCAACGGATCTTTCCCAAACGTAGCACTGACTGGCGGAACGGGTACTGGCGCACTGGCGACTGTCACCACTTCTGGCGGTAGCGTAGTTGCCGTGGTGATCACCTACGGCGGCAACAACTACACCGCCAACGACGTGCTGAGTTGCGCCGCAACAAGCATCGGTAAAGGCGTGACAGCCTTTGGTGCAATCACAGGCGGATCTGGCTACGTCAACGGCACTTACTCCAACGTCACCCTGACTGGTGGCACGGGTACGGGTGCAAGGGCCACAATCACCGTTTCTGGCGGTCTTGTGACCGTGGTGACCCTTACCTATGCTGGCGTGGGTTATACGGCCTCTGACGTCCTTACAACGGCAAACACAAATCTTGGCGGCACAGGATCAGGTTTTAACGTCGTGGCGTCCACTGTGGCTTCTAGTTCTGGCTTCCAATGCGCGGCTTTGTCAGTTTCGACGGGTTCTGTCGGTTCTGTCACCCTTACCAGCGACGGCTACGGCTACACGGCTGGCGACGTCCTGTCGGCCTCCAGCACCAACATTGGTGGCATCAACGGCACGATCAGCGCCTTGGGGGGAATTAACCCCGGCAACTACTACACCGACTCCACGACTGCATCCGTCACCGCTTCGATTGCTGGGACGGTTATGACCGTGACCGCTGTCGGATCTGGCGCTTTGGTTGTTGGGCAGACTCTTTCGGGTACTGGAGTCACAGCCGACACGACCATCTCGTCTTTTGGGACGGGCACTGGTGGCGTAGGAACTTACAACGTAAGCACCAGCCAGACCGTTGCCAGCACCACAATCTCCGCCCTCGGGATTTTCAGGAATAAAGCCTTGACTGGTGGCTCAGGCACTGGGGCGACCGCCAACGTGGTGATCACCAACGGGCAGGTTTACTCTGTGACCATGGTCAACAAGGGCATCAATTACGCTGTTGGTGACAGTTTGACCGCAACATTTGCTGGTTCAACCAACGGCATCGCAACAATTGGGCCTGTGACTGGTGGAACAAACTACACCAACGGTACATACACAGATGTACCCCTGACAGGCGGAACTGGCACTGGAGCCAAAGGAACCGTTGTTGTTTCATCAAATTCCGTCTTTTCGGTGAACGTCACCACTGCTGGCAACAACTACACCGTTGCGGACGCCATGAGCGCATCTGGAACTGTCATTGGTAACGGCATCAACGCACTCAACACTGGCTCACTGGTGGGTGGCGCAAACTACACTACGGGAACCTACACTGGCGTACCCCTCACGGGCGGCACGGGAACTGGTGCGCAAGCCACGATTGTTGTTGGTGTGGGTGGTGACGTGACCACCGTGACCGTTACTTCACGCGGCGTGAACTACACAGCCGCAGACAACTTGAGCGCCGCCGCTTCCAATCTTGGTGGCTACACCAACGGCATCGCAACCTTTGGCACAATCGTTGGCGGTTCAAACTACACCGATGGAACCTACGGCAACATTATTCTGACTGGCGGCGCTGGTACAGGCGCACGGGCAAACATCACCGTGGCTGGCAATGTGGTCACGGCCATCACCATCACCACCAAGGGCAACAACTACGCGGTTGCCAACTCCATGTCTTGTGCCGCATCTACGATTGGCAACGGCATCAACACGCTGGGAACAATCACCGCAGGCACTGCATACACCAACGGAACCTACACTGCTGTGAACCTGACGGGCGGTTCTGGTACTGGCGCTAAAGCAACGATTGTGGTTTCTGGTGGCGTAGTAACCACCGTGACAATGACTTCTCGTGGCCGTGGCTATGTGGTCGGCAACATCATGTCGGCCAACTCTACAGACATCGGCGGCACAGGTTCAGGCTTTGTTGTTCCAGTTGCAACCATCTACGCAAGCACTGGATTTGCTGTGCCCGTGGCTACCGTGGTGACAAGCTCTGGCTTCACCATCCCCGTTTCTACCGTGTACGCAAGCTCAGGTTTGGCCTTTACCGTGGCGACCCTTGGGAATGCTGGTGGTTTTTCTGTGCCCGTGACTGGTGTTCGCGCCAGCAGTGGCTTCCAGTTCAGCGTCTACACCGTCACCCAAAGCTCAGGCTTCTTGGTGAACGTCGGATCTGTGTTTGCAAGCAGTGGCTTTACTGTGAGCGTGACATCGGTGACTGATAGCTTTGACTCAAACGAGAACAACCTGTGGCAGTTTGATGCGCTGTACGATACCCAAGGCGGCAATAACTTGCTCTTGGCCCATCCCGGCCAGAACCTTTCCAAGATTGACAGCACGGTCAATACCCCCGTTTTGTACGGCGACATCACCGGAACGACTGTCCAGCCCTTGAAAGACACCGGAGGGGCCGCTCCTTCCGGTAACGCAATCTCCGTCTCTGGCGGCGTGGTTTCCCTGCACCCCTACATCGTGGTGTACGGTGACAACGGCCTGCTCAAGAACTGCTCGGCAGGCGACCCTACCGACTGGAACTCTGCGGACGCCAACGAGGTCAACGTAGCCACCGGAAAGATTGTCCAAGGGCTACCCGTCAGGGGCGGCTCAAACTCGCCTTCTGGCTTGTTTTGGAGCCTCGACAGCCTTGTTCGCATGTCCTACATCGGTGGTCAGGGAACCCCTGCTCAATACTGGCGGTATGACATCATCTCCAGCCAGACTTCGATCATGTCGTCTCAGTGTTGCATTGAGTACGACGGCATCTACTACTGGGTGGGTGTTGACCGATTTCTGCTGTACAACGGCGTGGTCAAAGAAGTTCCCAATAACATGAACCAGAACTTCTTCTTCGACAACCTGAACTACAGCCAGCGTCAAAAAGTCTGGGTAACCAAGGTTCCTCGTTTTGGTGAAGTGTGGTGGTACTACCCCCGTGGCGACTCCACTGAGTGCAACGACGCCATCATCTACAACACCCGCGAGAACATCTGGTACGACGCTGGAACTGCTGTCGGTGCACGTCGCTCGGCTGGCTACTTTTCTCAGGTGTTCCATTATCCGATCGCCGCAGGCGTAGAGACCAACCTTGTGGGCGCGATCAATCAGGTGTCCATAAGCAACCCCGGCTCAGGCTACACCAACGGTACTTTCCGCTCGGTCTCCCTGACTGGCGGGACTGGATCTGGCGCGACCGCAAACATCGTGGTTTCAGGTGGGGTTGTGACCAGCGTCACCATGCAGAACCAAGGCAAGAATTTCACAATCAACGACACCCTGACCGCAAGTCTGGCTGGCGGATCAAATTTTGCCCTTTTGGTCGAACTGGTTGGCCCAGAGGTATCACTCTGGCAACACGAGGTAGGCACAGACGCCGTCCAAGGAACCCACGCCGTGGCGATTGAGTCCTACTTTGAGACCAACGACTTGGGCTGGGTATCTGGTGGGCCAGCCCAGCCAAGCCCGATTGGCGAGAACAAGTGGATTCACCTTGACCGCCTTGAACCTGACTTTGTCCAAAGCGGGAATATGGATCTGTACATCACAGGCCGTCCATTTGCCCAATCAGAGGACAAAACGACTGGCCCGTATACATTCGCGCCGAACACCAATAAAATCGACCTGCGTGAGCAACGTCGAGAACTGAGGCTGAAATTTGTTTCCAACGTCGCTGGCGGGGATTACCAAGTGGGTAAGATCTTGATTGACGCTGACTTTGGGGACGTGCGTGGCTACTAGTTCTGCATTAGGTGTCGCCCTTATTTACGATCCAAGGTTCCACTCCTTCGATTCGTGGGCGTCACTTATGTGCGAACTGTACGCCGCCCAAAACCTGTCAGTTCCCGATGCGTACACCGACTGGAAGCAGTGGGCGTATGGTCTAAAAGCAATTGACGTGTTCACCAACGAGGCCATCCCCGGCCCTGACTATTTTCAAGATTGGCAGGATTGGGCGATGCAAGTGGTGAATGCTGTGAACCCCGGAGTGAACTGAATATGGCATGGGTTATTGATCCAAGTAGCGGCGAATACGTTTGGCAGGAGGATGCTCCAGCCACGCCTGCACCGGGTGCGCTACAGCAAGTTACTGATGCCCAGCCAGAGCAGGCCGCGCCTCAGTACTCAAGCGCCTATCAGTGGGCCACAAGCGATCAAGGCTCTGGGCTGGACAAGATGTATGACAGCATCAACCAGTTCATGGGGACAAACCCAAACCAAGACGCTCTTCAACAGGCCATGGCAATGTATGGCGTGAACAACGACGACATTGTTGCCGCTCGTGCAAGGTCAACTGCCGCGCCTGAAGTTTCTGGCGCTTTAGAGCAGGCCGCAATTCCACAGCAATCTACTGGGGTGACAACTCCAGCGCCGACGAGTGGTTTGCCAACTGCCAAAATAGCTTCTACAACGAATGCTCCAGAAACGCCAAAAACAAGCCAATCAACTGCTCAGTTGCAAGCAAGCTATGACGCTTTAAAAGGCAAAGGCACAAACGACGACATGTTGATCTGGGTTGCTCAACAAGTTGCCAATGGCGTAACCGTTGATCAGTTGTCCGCAGTCTCTGGATACAAGCCAGAAGAGTTGAAACCTGTTGTTGACAAAGCGGTTGGCACTTATGGTGATGGAAACATCACAGCAGAGCAAAAAAGATTCATTGATTGGAAGATGGCTCAGTCAAGCACGACTGGCCCCGGCACTCAGGCTGATGTTTTTGCTGGACAAGGTATACAAGGCTGGTACAAAGATCCAACCCTGCGTGCGCAAGCTAAAGAACAAATTGATCGTGCAGGACGTCGTGAAGCCTTGGGCGTTAGCGCAGATCAAGCGGCCCAATGGAATGACCCAAACTGGCAAAAGTATCTTGGCACAAACAAAGAGGCATACAACACCGCTCAGCGTGTTCTTTCTGACCCAGCCTATGCGGCCAAGTTTTCTGCTGAAACGGGTCTGACGGGTGCAAACCTTAATGCTTGGCTGACTGGTGCTATCTCTCCCGAAACTCGCCAACGCCAACAACTGGCGGAGTCAATTAACGGGACTTTGGTTGCTGGCCCCGGCGGTAATAACGCCTCACGTTACTCGGAGTATCACAAGCCCGGTGAAGCCATAACTGCGGGTGAAACTTACTCCAAGCAGTACACCCCTGAAGAGCTTGCGGCGGTACGAAACGGTATGGACACATACCGTAACGATCCCGCGTCGATGGCTAAGTTTATGACCATGTACGGCGTCACCAAAGAAGACGCTGGGTTGATTTTGGGCATCTCCAAAACAGGGATGGACAACTTCCTCGGAGAGAACAAGGACAAAGTCCCCACCACAAAAACTGACAGCAACAATCTTGGAAAACTTGCCAACCTGAACCTTGGCGCGGCCAATGCTTTTGAGGCTTTGGATGACCAGACCCGTAAAGATCTGACCACAAAATGGATGCAAGACAACGGCGTCCAATCTAAAGTTAATGGACAGACCAGTGATGAGCAAAAATGGACGCCATATCAAATTAACGGTCGGCCAGCAACTCTTGATCAAGGCCATGCTTTAGACAAAAGCTGGAATGACTATGTTGCAAACTACAACAAGACGCATGACTTTAAGCCGTTCAGCTTGGAGAAGGCCACGCCTTTTAACCAGCTAGACAAAGACGCTCAAAACAAAATCATCACTGGTTGGCAACAGCAAAACGGCATTGCCATGATGAACAAGGACACGTCTGGAAACCCAGCGTTTACCTTGACCAACGGAATGAATGTAAAGGGCGCAGACGCCGTTGCTTTGCAGAACAGCCTCAACAAAGTGATTGAAGGCTACAACACCGCTCATCCAGCGCCTGCCGCAACAACAACGCCTACAACAACGCCTACAACTACTCCTGCGGCCACTCCTACGACCACCCCTACGGCCACAACCACGCCTGCGGCTCCTGCGGCCCCGAAGTACACCGAGGTCAAAGACATCAGCGAGTTCAAAGCTGATGATTGGCGCAAGTCTTGGGAAGCTGGTAACGCCCCTGCTGTGGCCGCAATGATCAAGAACATCTCTGACGATGACTTGATGAAGGCGACAGGGATGAGCAAAGAAGATGTGACTTATGTGCGAAAGTCAATCAACGACGCTGACTTTGCTGACAAGCGTGCTGAGTGGTATCCGCCGATTGAGGTGGCTGGCGCAATGCAACCCGGCTACTTCAGCAAGGGTATGTCAACGTCGTACCAGCAACTGAATTCAAAACGCGACCCTAACGCCCCAAACAATGTCAATGATCAGACCTTGCACATGGCCGATCAGATGCATCGCCAACAAGAGGCTGGCACGGCAAGCGCATGGAGTGGCGGCAACCTTGGCATAGACACAGCCACACTCTGGATGGCCGATGAACTTCGCAAGCGAGGCGTCGAGGATGCCTATGACCTTGGCCTTCGTTCTGTGCCCGGAGTTGACGAGAATGGTAACCCAACAGAGGGAACCACCAACGAGATCTACAACAAGAAAACGGGCCAGACCTTTGGTGTAGTTGGCCCAAACAATGACATGACCTTCCACGAAAGTGGAAAAGGTGGAATCAAATACCACGTCACGTTTGACAAAGACGGCGTCCCTGTTTACTACACAACAAAGAGAGACAGCGACTGGGTGCAGTTTCGTGATGCTGTGGTTCCGGTCGCCGCAATTGTTTTGGCCGCATGGACTGGTGGCCTTATTGGAGGAGAGACTGCCCTTGCAAGCACTGCCGCCGCCACAGAAGCAGGCACAGCCGCTACCGTTGCCGCCACAGAAGCAGGCACAGCCGCCGCAAATACAGCCGCAAACCTTTCCTATGCCGCCCGTATTGGTCAAGCCATAGGATTGGAAGGCACAGCGGCCACAATGGCTGGTCAAGCCCTGATCAGCGGCACTTTGTCTAAGCTGTCTGGTGGCGACTTCTTCAAAGGCGCACTGATGGGTGCATTCACTGGCGGCATGCCTGCTGGTGATGTTGGTGCGCTCGTCACTGAAGGGTTGTCAAATCTTGGCATCAACTTGCCTGTTGGCACGTTGGCCCAGAGGGCAATCGGCAATGCCGTGATTGGCACGATTTTGTCTGGTGGCGACGTTAAAAAGGGCGTACTGAATGCCGCCGCCTCATACCTTGGTGACAAAGCCGCAAATGCGCTCCAAGAAACTGATGGCTTTAAAAACTTTATCAAAGGCTTTTCTGACAACAAAGGCATCCAGACAGCGGTGACGAATAGCGTCTTGAATGGGGTTTCAAAATTTGTCAGTGCTGGCGTCAAAGGCGAAGACATGATCACCGCCGCAGTTCTTGGCGCGGCGGCTCCATTGGTAAACCGTGTCAGCACAAGCATTCTTGCCGATACCAGCTTGTCTGATAAGACTCAAGAAACTTTGACCACTGGTGCTTCCGCCTTCATTCTTGCAAAAGCGGCAGGAAAAAATGACAAAGATGCGTTCTTCTCAGCCGTGATGGCAACAGGAGACCCAAAGACTGCCCGTCAAGCAATCAACAAAGTTGGTGTGGTTGATAAATCAATCTTCGACAGTGGGGGTGGTGGCTCATCTGAAGAAGGCGACGGTTCGTCAGGTGGTGGCTTTGATCAAATCGTCAAAGCCTTCCAAAACAGTGACTACCAAGTCCTCAAAGACAAATACCCCGGCGTGCAAGTGGCGGGGCCGTTTGAAGACTTGCCATCTTTGAAGCCGCCAGAGTTTTTGCCGCCTTTGCAAGCCAATGAAAAAATTGCAGGCAAAGTTGAGAATCCTGACGGTTCTACAACTTATACATTGGTTGCGCGTGATCCCGATAATCCAGATGATGCAGAAAAGTTCCAACAAAAGTTGGTTACTTATGACCCTAAAGCACCAGAGGGAAAACGTCTTTATGAAACAGTCAGTTATGGCAATGCTGGCCCAAGTGAAACCATCAACATAATTGCCAGAAACTACAGGCCAAACGACTGGGTATTTACTTCTGACGATGTGACTGGTGTACCCGGAAAAGGAAAGCCGGGGAACAAAGGCACAACTACTGGGGCTGGGAATGTGGCTGGCTCCGGTAATGCCTCCGGTAATGCCTCCGGTAATGGCCCCGGAAATGGCCCGGGTAATGGCCCCGGAAATGGGCCGGGGAATGGCCCGGGGAATGGCCCCGGTAATGGCCCGGGTAATGGCCCCGGAAATGGGCCGGGAGATGGTACAGGGCCGGGGAATGGTACTGGCCCGGGTACAGGTACAGGCCCGGGTACGGGGCCGGGAACAGGCCCGGGTACGGGGCCGGGAACAGGGCCGGGAACCACGCCCACAACTCCCACTACGCCGACGACTCCCACTACGCCGACTACACCTACTACGCCCACAACGCCGACTACGCCGACTACGCCGACTACGCCAACAACCAAGACCACATCCCCCGGCGTATCTGCGGCGATGTCATCCCCCGGCGTGGCTGACGCAATTGCCCCTATCAAGGCGATATTGATCCAGACCCTCATGACAAGGGACAACTTTCAAGATCCCCTGAAACGATTGCATTTAATACAGGAAGCCCAGAACGCGGCTCAAAATCAAATGATGAACAACGGAGTAGATCCCAAGCTGGCTCAAATTCTGTCTAAACACATGGGTAGTGATATTGCCGCTCAGACCAACACCGATGTCGACACAGACAGATCTTGGAACATGGGCAACGAGCCAGAAAGCCTTGAAGACTTGTTCGGCGTTGGACGTGATCAAGGTTTTAAGGCTGGCGGGTTTGTGGCTCCGTTGCAGATGGCCTCTGGCGGCATGCCCCTCCCCCTCTTAGCAAAGACTGGCGGGGCGCTTCCTACCGCCGAAGGTCGTTTGGACTTCCGCCACGGCGCTCATGTGGCTGGAGAGGGTGACGGCCAGTCCGATGACATCAAAGCCATGCTGGCTGATGGCGAGTTTGTCTTCCCTGCTGACGTGGTTTCTGCACTGGGAAATGGCTCAACCAAGGCTGGTTCAGATAAACTATACGAAATGATGCACGCCATCAGAGATCGGGCGCGTTCGTCGGGGCCAAAGGATCTACCTCCTCCCGCACTGAAGTCACCATTAGATTACCTCAAGAAAGGGGTTAAAAAATGAGCATTTTCCAAGGCGAAGCGCCACCAAATGTAACGACGACCAAGACGTCAACCCCAAACGCTCCGAGCTACTACACGGACTATCTGTCCAGCCTTGCAAACGCTGGCACGGCCAACCTTGGAAAGACGCCTGACCAGCTTGTGGCTGGCTTTTCCCCATTGCAACAGCAGGCTTTTGGCAACATTAACACTGCGGCCAACTCATACCTTCCTCAACTGACCAGCGCCCAAGGAACTGCCGCTCAGGCCGCTCAGGGCATCACTGGTGCAGGCATCGAGCGTTACCTTAACCCGTACACCAGCAACGTGGTGAACGAGATGGGTCGCCTGAACCAGCAGAACCTCCAGCAGAATCTTCTGCCCAGCCTCAAGGCAGGTTTTGTTGGTACTGGTGCTGGTGGATCTCAACGTAACGCTGGCGCTTTGGCTCAGGTTTTGGCGATGAACCAAGCCAATTTGACTGGTGAGCAGGGTAAGCAATTGTCCACTGGCTTCACAACAGCATTGGGTGCGGCCAACCAGAACGCTCAAATCTTGAACCAAGCCGCTCAAGTTCAGGGCGCACTTGCAGACCAACAGCAACGACAGGCTCTGGGTGCAAACAAAGCCGTCATGGACGTTGGTGCTCAACAGCAAGCCTTGGAGCAAGCCAAGATCAACGCACCGCTGACCAACGCTACAAACGTCGCTCAACTGATGCGCGGCTACACCATCCCAACGGCCACAACAGAGACCTACAACGGCCCAGCGCAAAATTATGGCCCATCGCCACTGTCTCAGATTGCTGGTCTGGGTTCACTGTTGGCTAGTGGCTTCAATAGTTCTTCTGGTTGGGGGCCTCAGCTTACTGGTTTGCTTGGCAAGTGGTTATCGAGTGCCTCATCTCAAAACCCTTTTGGAACAACGTCTGTAAGTGATCAATCTGGAGGCGAAAGCCCATATGGTGGTCAATGGATTAACGGCGAGTGGGTTCCAGATTAAGGATTAAGCCATGGCAAGTACAAAAATACCAGCATCAGGGATTGATACCCCTGAATACGAAAAATATGTCGAGGCTCAAGAGCGCATCAAAAAGATTCTCGAAGAGCGCGAGAACCGCCTGTTTGACCCTACCTTGTTGGCAATGGCTCAGGGCTTTCTTGCGCCCACAAAGACGGGTTCTTTTGGCGAGTCCCTTGGCAACGTAGCTGGTGCTGTAGCCCCCGTCCAAGCCAATGAAGACAAGCAGGCCATGGAGATGGCAAAGATCCGTGCTGAGATGGCCGCGCAAGAGTATGGCATGGCTCAAAAGAACCGTGCGCAATCTGCGTTTGGTGAGATAACTGGTTTCAGAAACCCAGCTTTGGCTACTGCGGGTGGCGCACCCAGCGTTCAGCCTCCACAGATTGGACAAGCCCCACAGGTTGGGCAAGCTCCTCAAGCTGGACAAGCCCCTATTGCTGGGCAGATGCCTGAGCCATCCGCTCAGCCTAATGTGCCGTCAGTTCAGGTTGCTCAAGCACCAAACGCTCCCGAAAAACAAGCCCAACCCGCTCCACCAAAAAGCGGTTATCGCCCTGTCACGATTGAATCCGCTCTAAGTTATGCGGCTCGTTTCCCAGAAGAAAAGGAGACGGCAAAGTTTTTGATGGACGCGGCCAAGGCGGAATCTGACCGTTATGTCATTGCTCAAAACGGCACTGTGTTTGACAAGCAGACTGGTGACTATTTGAACAAGCCAGTTCCCGGCCAAACGCCATCAGACTTCTTGATCCCAGAGGTCGGTGGCAAGGTGTCCATGTTGCCGTCCCAATACCAAGAGTATTTGATTGAACGCTCCGCCAATAGGGGTAAACAGTGGATCAGCGATTTCATGTCGCCAGAAGGCGGAAAAGGAAACACTCAAGCCTCTGGCCCACCTTTGACTACAGCACAGCTTGAAGCAAGAGCAAAACAACTGAGCCAAACCGCAGAGCTTCGCGCAAAGGGTGAGAACGAGCGGTTCCAAAACGTGATCAACGCTGGCGCAGACGCTTCGCAAAAAATTGCCTCTTACAACTCAACCCTGAAGATCCTTGACAGGCCCGGCATGGACAAGGTCGTTGGTATTTTTGAGCGGCCAGATTTTACATCTGCTGTTTCCAAGTACTTTGAGTCGAACAACACGATGGGCCTTGGCAACATCCGCAAGATCATGACTGATCTGAACGTGCCGCAAGACGTCATTGAAAACACTCAATTGTTGGCCTCTCAGATTGCCCAGACCAACTTCCAATTGCGTGGCTTGGCTAAGGGTCAGGGCGCAATATCTGACTTTGAGTCGAAGTTGTTTGAAGCGATGGGCTTGGGCATGAGCGACAACCTGCCAACCATGCGCAAGAAGTTGGAGATGATGAGAATTCGCTCCGAGTTTGAGCGTGACACCGCTCGTGAATTGCGCAAGTCCAAGATGGATGCCGACGATTTCCGTGACTCCAAGGAATTCACAAAGCTGTACGAATCGTACTTGGGTAGACTGCAAAATGTTCTTACTCCTGAGCAAGTGCAGAAGGCGCGTGTTGAAGCCAGTCAAGCATCTGGTCAAGCATCACCAGCCTCCTCACAAGCAGGCATGTCAAAGGCCGAGAGCGCGTATGAAAAAGAGCGTCGTGAACGCGGCCACACGAGGTAAGGAACCAACATGGATCTGTCAAAACTCTCGGAAGAGCAATTTCGCATCTACGGTCAGGTTCTGAAGGCAACCAAAAAAGCTGGATTGAACCCTGACTTTGTCATGCCCATGGTGATGCATGAGAGCGGCTTCAATCAGAACATTGTCTCCCCAAAGGGTGCTGTTGGCATTTTCCAATTAACGCCAGATCGAGCAAAGTCGTTGGGTGTTGATCCAAAGGTTGAAGAGCAGAACATTGATGGCGGTCTTCGCTTCATCAAGCAGTTGGCTGAGAACAAAAAAATCAACGGCGATCCAGACAAGATCATTGCCGCGTACAACGCTGGCCCTGACACAAAGTTTGTGATAACCCGTAACGTCAAAGACCTACCTGATGAAACTTTGAATCACTTGGCAAAAGTCGAGAAAACGGCTGGCGGTAGCATTCCTTCGCCTTTTGTTGTTCAGACAGAAGCAACATCTGACCAAACAAAACAACCCGAACCCAAGCCAATTCCAGATGCCATACCAGCGGCTGACCTGAAGAGCAAACTCATCATGGGCGGTGCTGGCGCTATGTCTGGCGCGGCTTTGGGTACTCCTGTTCAGGGCGGAATGGTTCTCAAAAAGATGGGTAATACCATCAGTGGCCTTCAAAACGCCATTGAACAGCTTAACGCTTCTACGGCCCCTGCAACATCAGCCGCGCCTTCCACTCCGGTAGGCGGCGGTATGTCAGTTGCTGATGAGCAGGCAAGCCGCATCTTGCGTGGAACGACTGGCGATGCAGGCACAACTGGCCGCGCACGGATGGTTGGCTTTAACACCGAGACATCTCAGAGTGCGGCGGCTAAAAATCAAGCTCAGAAAGTCATTGATGTCTTGCGTCAATCAGGCCAAGTGGCTCAGGACGCGCCCGAGTTTTTTGCCCAACAGCCCGGCTTGACGTCCAGCCCACATGGCGTTGTCTACCCACGATCCACTCCAGCCCCCACAGTAGGCCCACGCGGCCCTTTGGGAGAGATTGGAGGGGTAAGGCCACCAGCGCCCCGCGTATCGGGCCTAGACGCCGCAAAAAGCCTGTTCATGGACATGATGCGCACTGGCAAGGAAATGACGTCTGTTGTGCCCGATTTGGGCGGATTGGCTACACGGACTGGCGAAATGATGCGCAGACTCCCAATTGTGTCTGGCCCACTGGCTGGTTTTGCCCTTGGGGCTGAGTTTCCTGAGCTTGAGACTGGTTTGCGTGCCAAGAATCCAGACTACACGGATGTCGGCCTAACTGCCGCTGGGATGCTGGGGACACTTGGTTCCTTCACGCCTGCCGCACCTTTGGCCGCGCCCGTATCTATTGGCGCACCAATCGCACGGGAGATCCGCAGGCAAAACAGAGAGATTGAGCGCAACCCATCGGCTTACACCGAAACATTGCAGAACGCTTTGTCAAACACCGACCCAATGGGATCACCGCTTCCTATGCAATAACTCCATTCCAAAGCAGTTGCCCATGGCTTTGGTTTAGGCCACCTTCGGGTGGTCTTTTTTATGCGTTGCCGCCTGTGCAACTGAGCAACAGCATGGTGTGTCGGCTCTGCTCTTCCATTTCGTCTATGGCGCAGTCGTACCCATGCAATGAAACAAGCGTGAACAGCTTGGCCCGGTAAGCCTCTTCGGACTTACAGCCGTTGTCGTAGCAGATCGAAAGCTCTCTGATGGCTTCCCAATCGGCTAGAAGTTCGCCGTTCTCGTCAATTTTCATCAAGATCATGTTCAAAACGCTTGGCGTCCACAAGGTCGTCAAACTTGTGGCACTCTTCGCGGGATCGTGGATCTGCTTCAAATTCTAACTTTTTGGCAAAGTCTCGTACAGCGTAGTACCTCTGCGAGTCCTCGTCCATGGCCTTGAGCTTGTCCAGAAAGAGGGGAAGCTGACTTGGCTTCCACCCCTCTCCGAACAGTTCCGTGACGAACTGCTTGGGCGTCACAGGTTCTCTCGGTACTCATCCAGCGCCCGAGCGACGTTGGGGTTGAGCGAGTTCACGAACTTCACGCACATGGCACGCTCGGTGCGCACGATGGAAGGCATCGCGGCCATAATGAAGGCGTCGGCCATCTTCTGCAAGTCGTCCTCAAGGAAGTCGTGCAACTCCTCAAGGTGGACATTGCGGAAGGCTTCGTTGATCTCACTGGGGCTGAGGTACGGATTCATTTTGCTTCTCTGCTTTCTTGCGTGCGTGCCACTTTCTCATGTACTCGCTTTGTTTCTTGCGTCGTTCAAACATTTTCTTGGCTTGATCTTCAATTTCCGCTTTGGTTGTCGCTATTTTTTTTGCGGATTTCAATATTTGAACTTGGTTTGAATCTAAAACAGATACCGCTTCTCTTAAATCATCCAGCAATTCCATTTTCTTTTTTAAATCTTCGACCACGCTCTCAAGCTCACAAAGAACGTCAATCATTTGCTTTTTTTCACGTTTCGAGATAAACATAATTTTCTCCTTACCACCAACCAAACCAAATTCCCGTGCCATGAATGTTGGCAACAGGGAACACGATAGCGCCTGCAATCAAGAAGCCCCATGCGGCTGTTTTTATGCAAGTCACAATGTGCGTGACCCATGATGCAAACCACCACAGAACCAACGCCGCTCCGAATAAGTCGTCCATATAGACCTCACTTGTGTTTGTTCTTCGCCTGCCAGTATTTGAGCAAGCTGTAGAACATTTCCCAACCACGGGCAAGGTCGTCTTGTGACCACTCCTTGACCACCGCAAGCCCCGGCTCGGTAACGCTCACAAACACGTTTGCGCACCTTGCCTTGGGCAAGTTCATCCCCACCCGATAGGCGGCGAGTTGCATCAGATGCTCGTCATACGCCTCTACCTTTTCTGGGTCGGTAAATTCTTTCGTCTTGAAGTCCAGCACGATGCCGTCGCCTTCACTTGAACTCAAGTCCAGCTTCCCGCCGAAGCCAAGCTCGTGGCCGAACGACTTCTCGGTGTCCCACTCAGGGCTTCCGAAGACCTCCTCGACCACGCCGTACACGCCAGCCTGATACTCGACCATGTGCGCCAGCATGACGCCGCCGTAAAACTTCTCCAGCGCCTCGTGGATCTCTGTGCCCCGCTGAGCCGCCGCCCGTGCGTGTTCCTTGGAGTCCTTGATGACGCGCTGTATATACGCCTCTTCAGCCTCTTCTGGAGCGCGTGGCAGGGTCATGGAGGCCAACATCATCTGATTGAGCTTCCAAGCCTCTAGACCGGGCTTGGCGGCGCATCCAATGATGGTGGTCACCGATGGCACAAGATTCATCTTCCGAGCGTCCGCCAGTGTGGTGTTCCGCTGGTTTCCGTTCTTGGCCGTGACGGTGTACTGAGGCTTGCCGTCTCGGTTGTACCAATGCAGGCTCTCGCTTGCTCTTACCATGATGGTCATTGAGTCCCCTTGTTGATGATGTAAATTGTTTGCTTGCGCCCAGTTCTGGACGAAACCCGTTTGCCGATCGCCAAAATTATTCCGTTCCTGCGCATGGGGGCAAACCGCGGCTGGATGCTGTGGACTCTGCGGTGAGGGAGCATCTCCACGACTTGGTCATAGATGCACCCAGACGGGAAGTGAGAGATGGCCCAATAGACCTCCTCCTCCACCTTCCCAATGTCCAAATACATGGCCGCTGTATGGCTGGTCAACGGGTCTGTGTTTCTGGACTTTGGTTCTTTGAGTCGCTTGCGTGGCGGCTCATCAAACAGATCCATAGTTCTGTTGTCAGTCATATAACCCTCCATTCACGCTCTGGTCGCCCAGAGTCAGAGTTCACCTTGCGGCCAGTCAGTTCGACCAACCCTTCACGTTGCAACAGTGGCAGTGCCCGAGAACACTGGTTGACGTCCAGCCCCGTCTTGCGACAGATGCCGTCCTTGCCCAACGCACCAAAGGTGCGCAAGCAACCCAAAATAATCGTGTGATGAGATTGGGAGGACATGATCAGAAGGGCAGGTCGTCGTCCATGTCATCGAAGCCAGACCCCTCAGAAGGCGCAGGAGCGGCCTTTGGAGAGCCTGATTTGTTCTGGATGGCCCTCCACTCAGGGGAAGCCATGATCTTCTCTTTAAGACCCTTTCCGAAGGTTTCCAGCAAGGCCATGTCAGGATCGGCCAAACGGAACAGTTGGACAGCATTCACGGGACTTGGCAGGCCAGCGTTCTTGATGAAGGCAGGCACGGGCGAGATCGAGGAGACGTTGGAGTACATCTTGTCGTTCTTGCCGGGGCGGTGGATCACGTTCAGCATGCACCACTTGTCCAGCACGCTGGAGATGTCAAAGCGTCGCATCTCTTCCTCGTTGAATGGCTTGTTACGCCAGTTCTGGAGGTCAATGCGCAGGTTGGCTTTCTCGTTCCACGACAGCGTGTAGTTCTTGAAGATGGCGAGAGGGTCACCCTTGGGGGTCACCATGTCGTTGCCTTGGTCGTCACAGCCGTGGAGTTCCCATCCAATGGAGATCTTGCGCTGGAGCTTTACTTCGCCCATGTACTCGGTTTGCTGTGTGCCAAGGTCAACGATGCGGTAGCAACGAGCCAAGTGCAGGCCGGGCGGAACTGGCTTGAAGTCGCCGCCATCAGAGTTGTTTTCAACGATAAATGAGGTCATGATTTTTTTCCAAAGATTTCAAAAAAGTTTCGAGTAAATTGTTCAGAGTTGGTTGTGAAGGGGTCAGGTAATTGCAGTCTCTTGAGTAAGTCCTTTTCCAAAAAGTTGTTGTACTCAGCCTGAGCAACGGGGTCGTTCTTCCACTCCGCATACTCTTTGTTGCTTGCCATTTCGATTTTCATTCTGTGCCTCCAAAGAAAAAAGTCATTCCAATTTCAGCAGGCAAACGAGCACCGCCGTTGTAGATGTGATTGAGGTCGATGGCTTCGTTCATCCCATCGGCCACGCCCATGAAGTAGTGCAGGGTCTCTGTGTGCCAATCAAGCACCATCAGGACGCCGATACGGCCCTTGCTGGTGTCGTACCAGCGCACGTCTTGCAGATTCATTTAAAGACCTCTCGGAAGTATTTCCATTTGATGCCAAGCAAACGGACTTGTCGCACCCACTGGCGCTGGTAGTTGCGGATAGTTTCTGGAGGAGCGTCGTAGTCTCTGAACAGCCGACGCACTTGCTTGAGTCGCAGTGTGTTCATTTTGCAAACCCAATCACCATGGTCACTGCCAAGCAGATCATGCCGATCATGTAGAGCGTGTAGCCTACTTTTTCGAGGGGGGTGAGTTGGGGGCGACCATCGCTGACAAGGTTCTGTCTGAGGGTCTTGAGGAGTGCCTTGTTATCGGCACGAGTGCGGATGTATTTCATACTTTCTTTCATAAACCGTCGTATCGACGTGAGCAAATCATAACATGAAGTTAAAACGGCATTGAAAGGTAACCCGACAAAACTGTGAGGGTATTTTAATTTTAGGTTAATGTACAATAGTTGCGTTGGTGGTCAAGCGAAGGGACGTCAGTCAATTGAGGCTGGAGGGTCACGCAAGGCTTATGGTCTGCCATCAGACAAGCCGTCCGGGTGAAAGGCTCCCGGAGCCAACACGCATGGGGATTGACAACTATATGGGTTCATCCATGATTAGTCCCCAGTCGTGTTGGGTGTTAAGCCAGCATTCGAGGATGTCATGTGTACATTTTTCTGGCTTTCCTGTACACGTTCAAGATGACATGTTCATAAAACGTCGATTTTTGAACATAACGACCAAATCGAACCCAACAACACATGAGGAAGACATGACACTGGAAGAGTATTTTTCGACGGAGCCACTTGGATCGAAGTCAGAGATGGCCGAGTATCTGGGCATTAGCCTGACATGGATGTCGATGCTGATCTACGGTCGCCGTCAGCCTTCTGCCATGTTGTCGGTGAAGATTGAGCAGGCCACGCAGGGACTGGTGACACGCGAGGAGTTGCGCCCAGATCTGTTTTTCGTGGTATAGTTTTTTGAAACACGGCTAGGTTCGGGGTAGCTCCCCAGACCGAAAAGCGTACTCCCCGCCTGCCGCTTGTTTCTTTCTGGGAGTTTGCGGAGATGCTTAAATGCACTATTACCAATTCAACATTGGTGACTACGTCAGTCACACACGGCACTTGTCTCCAATCGAAGACATTGCATATCGTCGTTTGCTCGACGCCTACTACCTCAGTGAACGCCCGTTGAACAGCGGTGTAGCGTCCGTTGCACGCCAAATTGGCATGCGAGAGTACGAGCAGGAAGTGGGTTTAGTGCTTCAAGAGTTCTTTTCTCTTGGAGACGAGGGTTGGACAAACTCTCGGGCCGACAAGGAAATTGAACACTTTCGAGCCAAAATTGAGCAAGCTACAAGGGCTGGCAAAGCGTCCGCAGAGCGTCGGCATAACGCACGTTCAACGGGCGTTGGAACGGACGTTCAACCAACCAATAACCATAAACCAATAACCAATAACCAAGAACCAAAGAAAGATACGGCTGTCGCCGTTTGTCCTGTCAACGTGGATGAACAGGTTTGGTCTGACTTCCTGTCGCTTCGCAAGACGAAGAAGGCTCCGATGACCGTGACTGCGTTGGCTGGCATCAAACGCGAAGCTGACAAAGCTGGGTGGCCGCTGGAGAAAGCCTTGGCGGAGTGCGTAGCACGGGGCTGGACGGGCTTCAACGCTGAATGGGTAGCAGACACCAGCATGAGCAAGTCTGCTCAGCAGAGTGCAAAGATCATGTCGGGGCTGACCCGCGGAAAAATTGGAGGTGGCTTAAATGTCAAACTACTCGGACGATGACTTTTGTTCTGCCGATGACGGCATGGACTACATCTTTGCGACCATGGGCGCGATCTATGGGGCATCCTTCAAACGCAACTGGGAGGGGTCAGACCTTGAGTTTGTCCGCGACGTCTGGATGCAACAGCTTGGCCGCTTTGCGACTTACAAGCCCACCATCGACTACGCACTTTCCCGGATGAAGGGTGAGTTCCCGCCGAGCGCCATCACCTTCCGCGACTACTGCAACGCTGGCCCGGCCATTCCTGAAAAGCCACAAGTCCTCATCGAAAAGCAACTGACTCAGTACGAGAAGGCCCGGCTTGAGTTGCGCAAAGCTGAGGCTCTGGAAAAGCTCAAAGAACTGCGCAAGCACTACGGGGCCAAAAATGTTGACGAAGCATGAAGCCAAAAAAATCCTCGACCAAATCCGGGAGGGTTACGGCAATGCCTACACCGAGGCTTGCGCCATCGAATGTCTCTATCTCAGCGGAGACCTTGACGTACATGGCCCAATGCGAAGCGAGAGAGTGGATCAGCCGCTACAAAGCGAAGGCTTCTACGCTAGGCGCAGAGAGAGCGCGATCATGGTGGGACGGAGTAAAGCATGACATCGCAAAACGCCGTGGTCAGGCAGGGCTGGACACCTTGGTCAGCAACATGAACGCCGAGAGGGCCAAAAAATGATCTACATGGGCATAGACCCCGGCTTCACCGGAGCGTGGGGAATGATCACGCACAACGGCAACTATGTCTCTTGCGGGGACATGCACCACACTGATCGGCACATCGAGACACGCAAGGTCTTCGCCGAGATGTCGCAGGCTCGTGACCTGCAAGATCTGTCGATCGTGGTTGAAGAGGTACACGCCATGCCCAAGCAGGGGGTCAGTAGCACCTTCAAGTTTGGCATGGCCTACGGGGCCGCATTGGCCCTTGCAGAGCGTTTCAACACGCACTGGGATCTGGTCACCCCACAAAGGTGGAAGAAGGCCATGGGGCTGTCGTCCGACAAGAAGGACAGCCTTGCGATGGCGAGAGAGTTGTGGCCCAACGCGCCACTCACAAGAGCAATGGACAACGGTCGGGCCGAGGCTCTCCTGTTGGCCGAATACCTACGACGAACTACTTGAAAGGCAACCAAGATGCAATACGCAACATTGACAGTACGCGCAGAAGAAGGAAAAGTGAACTTGAGCATGGACTTCAAGACGGCCAACCCAGTTTTCCAAATTGACTATTTGAACGACTGGATTTATGAGCTTCAAAAAATCCGGGATGCTTTGTTGGCTCAAGAGCGACCAGATGTTCGGGCCGCATTGTGGGGAGATGCTGATGACTGAAAAAATGATTGACCCCCAGCAGGCGGTGGACTACATCATCGAACACAGCAAAGACTACGCGATCGCAGAGTCGAACAAAGTGTTCATGGAGGAGATGCGCAAGACCATCAAGGCCGAGTGCATGGCAGACGCTGAGTTGCGCGGACACAAAACAGCCGCCATCCAAGAGCGAGAGGCGTATGCGCACCCGAAGTACAAAGAGCATTTGCAGGCCATCAAAGAGGCCGTCAGGCGCAGGGAAGAGCTTCGCTGGATGCTGATAGCCGCACAGGCCCGAGTCGAGGTCTGGCGGTCGCAGGAAGCGTCCAATCGCCACGTTGAAAGGGCTACCCTGTGAACAACAAACTCACGCAGAAGGAGCGTGACCACATCGGGCAGGTCAAGGAGTTGCCTTGCTCAGTGTGTGACCAGCCCGGCCCCTCGGACGCCCACCACATCGAGCAGAAGCTCCAGTACCTGTGCGTGGCTCTGTGCAAATCATGCCATCAAGGCTCACTCATGGGCTGGCACGGCCAGAAGAGGGCATGGGCCATCGCCAAGATGACCGAGTTGGACGCCCTGAACGTGACCATAAAACGACTTAGGGAAAACACCTAGAAACTTTTTTTAAAAAAGATTCCCAAAACCGTTTTAACTTCATGTTAAAATTCCAATCACTGCAATAAGCAGGTTACTTGAAGGAAATCATCATGACAGCAATCGCAACTCAAATCCAGACAGAAGCTCTGGTCGCTACCCTCTCCAACGACATCGACGCCTTATTCGTCCTCGACCAGCAAGCAAAGGCTTTGGCCGACCAAATCAAGGCTATGAAAGAGGCCATCGCCAACAAGTACGGCGAAGGCGAACACAAGGGCGAACTGCACAGCGTGACCGTGCAGTTGGTCGCAGTGTCTGGCACGGTCGACTACAAAAAGCTGTGCGTCCAGTACGGCATCACAGACGACGTCTTGGCTACCTTCCGCAAGGCTGGCCGTGCAGACATCCGCGTGACCCCAGCCAAGTAAGGAGAACACCATGATCACCAAAGACCAGTTCCCCTTCGCCAACCACCACAGCTACACAGACGTCACCCCCTACGAGGTGGTGCGCGTCATCAGCGACAAGACCATCGAGATCCGCGAGATGAAGGCAGAGCGTGACGAGTCAGTCAAGCTCGACTGGGCGGTCGGTGGCTTCGCAGGCCACTGCGTTAACCAGCACGACCAGAAGTGGAGCATCTCCAGCGACGAGTCGGCTCCAGTCATCCGCGCACGCAAGCGTGTCGACGGCTACTACCACAGCCCCTACGGTCGCCACATGCTCAACGACAAACCAATCCGTTTTTACGATTACAACTTTTAATTAAAACGGGGCTTCGGCCCCTCACTGGAGAACATCATGAACACAGAAATCGAAACAATCATTAAATGCGAAGAAGGCGTCCGCGTGTCAGTCTCTGACTTTGACGAGAACGTGTGGTTGCACCTGAGCATGCGCCACGGCACTGCCCACGCCGTGCTGAACCGCGCTGAGGCTGAACTGCTGGTGGCAGGCTTGCAGGCCATCTTGGCGCAAGAAGTGGCGGCATGAACCTGTTTGACCAAGTCGAGTCCGAACTGCTTCGGCAGTTTCGGGCCACACCACAGGAGCAACGGGCGGAGGAAGACCGCCTGCGCAAAATCCAACGCGAGTGGGAAGCAAAGCACACCGCCATCGAAACTGATGCAGACCGCGCCGACCAAGACGAATACCCCGAGGAGCCAGAGGAATGAACGAAACCACCATGTCCGAATACATCAAGGGCTTTGACGCAGGCGTGGACTACGTCCTGACCGAGATTGCCCTGCTCGAAAAACAAGGCTTTTGTAGCCTCGATCGTGTGTTGAAGCACCTAGACCCTAGGCGGGACGAAAAAGCGGCTCAAATGGCCGAAAAGGAGGCTTCTTGAGCTTTGTACGCAAGCCTGACGTAGCGTTGGAAGTTAAACAAGCATGCCGAGAGGCGAGGAGTAAAAAATGACCCTAGTTGAATTTATAGAGTCACATTTTTGGGCGCTGTGGTTTTTGATTGTGATTGTTGCGACTTGTTTGGGCAACATCGGGAGCAAGAAATGACTGGATGGCGTAAAAGAACGATTACGGAAATGGCTAAAGAGTCAGGATTTATTGATGCCGATTGGAATTACACAATAATTATTCCGTACCTTGAAACCTTTGCCAAGCTAGTGCGCAAAGAAGAGCATGACAATTGGGTAGAGCTTTCCGCTGACCTAATTCGCACGGAGCGTGAGTTCAACGCAAGATTATGTGAAGGTCAGGCAAATGATGCTACTGAAGGCGAATGGGACACTTGTTGTCTGTTTTTGGCAAAGCTCATTCGTAATCGGGGACAAGCATGAAAATACACACAAGCAAGACAGAATTCTTGGAGTCGGAAATCAAGCGCCTGAGAGCGCTGGTACGGGCACAGCAGATCACCATTGACAAGCTAGAAGCACAGCCAGCACCTGTACAGGAGCCTGTGGCGTGGATGACAATCAACGAGTACGGAGAAGAGGACGACATTCACTACGAAAACCCAGAAGGCCATTTGATGGAGGGCTGGACATACAAGCCGCTTTACACACACCCACCAACGGCACAGTCAGAGCAGGAACCGCTTGAATACTGGAACGCCGTAGAGGGGTGGGTCAAGATTGATGAGGTGCGTGATCACTTTGATTCAGTTGGTTGTGGCACGATTTACAAGACTGCTGGCGAAGACCGAGTGCCTGTTTACACCACCCCACCACAGCGCACATGGGTAGGGCTTACCAAAGACGAGAAGGAAACGCTGAGTTACAAAGCCGAGGGCAACACATGGACAGCGGTTGAACTGGCAGAAGCCAAACTCAAGGATAAGAACAATGTATGACGACGAATTGCACCAACTGGCGGCTGACTACGCCAACATGAGAAAAGATGAGTTTAATGAAGCCGTTGAGAAATCGCTTAACCCTCCGCCTCCGTACATTCAAAAACTGTATCAGTGGTTGTGGGTAGCGCATTACGAAGGTTTCAAAAACGGGCATATTGCCAAAAGCAAGGAGAAGAACAATGCTGACGATTGATTTTGAATCGCTGATGATTGGTATTGGCCTTGGGCTTTTTGCAGTGGTTTGCGTTCGTATCATTGATTACATTTTTGCCAAACTCAAGGAAAAGAACAATGCCGCTTAAACCACACCCAACAGACCCCAACAAGATGCTTTACGTCAACCGCTACTACGACATTCCAGAACTGCAAGGGGTAAGGATGACGCTAGAGGACGAGGAGTTCAACCGCATCGAGCGCGAGTCCAAGCAACGCACTGAGGCGGTCAAGTATGCAATCAACAGCGCCTTTAAGTCGTTTGAGCCTGACTGGGCCAACTTCAATGAGGGCCGGGCAAATGGCCGCGCAAGCGCATTTGAGGAAATCGCAGAGAAGATCAAGGCAATGCCCTTTGGGGGCGACACGATAGACAGTCTGATCATCTGGTTGGAGGAGCAAAAGTGAGACCATCGAGACACCAAACCATCCGCGACATCCTTTTGGAAGCGGAAGACGGGCTTACCCTCGTTGAGATTGGCGAAAAGATGGGAACGACTGAGCGCAGTCTTCGCAAGACGATCGGGATTGTCTGGGGGGTATACATCGACCGCTGGACAAACCCCAAAAGAGGGCAGTACGCGGCGGTGTACATGTGCGCAGATGTACCAGAGGATGCACCGCACCCACTGGGAGCCATGGCATGAAGAACGAGATATGGTCACCCGACTGGATCGCCAAAGAACCAGATCTGGCAAGCAACCTGATCACAGAGCTTCAGAGGCTGGTGGAGGAGCTTGAGGCGAAGTTGAAGTACGCCAACACAAAAATCGCCAAACTGGAAGAACAAAACAAGACCTTCAAGATGACCGTCAAGCAGATGGACAGGAGAATCATGAAAGGCATGGGGTCTTGACACGCACCGAGGAGACTGAGTTAAACTTTGCGTTAAAGGAGCCAAACATGGCAAAGAAACCAAACAGTCTTTCCAGCGATACTGTCGCCGATGTGACAGGTGATGCGCAAACGAAGAAGGTCACCAAGATTGGCAGACCATCAAAGTACAGTGAAGAGATAGCTCAGAAGATATGCGAAGAGCTAAGTGAAGGTATCCCGTTAAGGGAGATATGCAGACAGGAAGGTATGCCTGCATGGAGGACGGTATACGATTGGATGTGGAGGAACGAGGCGCTTTCCACAGCAATCGCACACGCGCGTGATATTGGTTACGACAAAATGGCTGAGGAATGCTTACATATTGCAGACAACATCCAGATCGGAACCAAGAAGGTTTTCAGCAGTGGCGGTGAGGAAGGTGAAGACACCATGACCGTGACTGAGGAAGATATGCTCGGCCACAGGAAGCTCCAGATCGAGACCCGCCTGAAACTGCTGGCGAAGTTCAACCCCAAGAAGTACGGCGACTACCGTGAGCCAGACAAGGCTGTCGACCCGCTGGTGATCGACGTGAGCGCCAAGAATATGATGGACGCCGCCATTCAGCGCCTTGAACTACTGCGTGTGGCCGAATGAGCGGTGAACCCGCACTGCTGGGTGACGACGTCCTCGACATCCTGAGAGACCCCAAGATCATGAAGGGGCTTGGCCCGTTCCATGGAGCGGCCTATGCCAAGCGCACCTCATGGCTGGCCGGGGCACACAATCATCAGAAGCTACCGCAGGGGACGTGGTGGTCGATCTGGCTCATGCTGGCTGGCCGAGGGGCTGGCAAGACCCGCACAGCGGCTGAACAGCTTTGGTGGTGGGCATGGGAAAACCCCGGCACGCGCTGGCTGGTATCCGCTCCTACGTCGATGGACGTGCGGGGAACCTGCTTTGAGGGTGAGTCTGGCCTGATGGCTGTCATTCCCGCCTGCTTGGTGGCCGACTACAACAAAGCCCTGCACGAGATCGTCCTGATCAACGGGAGCCTGATCAAAGGCATATCCGCCTCAGAACCCGATCGTTTCCGTGGAGGCCAGTACCACGGGGCATGGCTAGACGAGTTGGCCGCATGGGACTATCTGGACGAGGCTTGGTACAACATCCAGTTTGCCGTCCGCCTGAAGAAGGCTGACAACCGCACCCAGATCATCGCCACGACCACGCCAAGGCCCAAAGACCTGATCGTCGAGCTTGTGGGCAGGGAAGGGGACGACGTGGCCCTGACGACTGCCTCGACTTACGTCAACCTCGTCAACCTTGCGCCCAGCTTCCAAAAGCAGATCCTGTCATACGAAGGTACAAAGATTGGCCGTCAGGAGATCCATGCCGAGTTGATCGACCCCGAAGAGTCAGGCATCGTCAAGCGGGACATGTTCCGCCTGTGGGCACCCAACAAGGAGTTCCCCAAGTTCGAGTACATCATCCAGAGCTACGACTGCGCATCTTCCGAGAAGACGGTCAACGACCCGACTGCGGCCATCACGTTCGGCGTGTTCAAGCCACTGGACGGCCCGATGTCGGCCATGGTGATCGACTGCTGGCAGGACAGGCTCCAGTACCCCGACCTGCGCCCCAAGGTGATCGACGAGTACGACGTGGTCTACGGCGAGGGCAAGGAGAAGAAGCGCGTCGACCTGATTCTGGTGGAGGACAAGTCGTCGGGCATCGCCCTGATCCAAGACTTGCGCCGTGCCCACCTTCCTGTCAGGGCGTACAACCCCGGCAGGGCGGACAAGATCCAGCGCCTGAACATCGTGTCCAACATCATCGCCGCTGGGCGGGTATGGATTCCCGAGAGCAGTGTCAAGCGTGGCTACGTCAAGGACTGGGCCGAGGGCTTCGTGAGCCAGATCTGCGCTTTCCCCGACTCGACGCACGACGACTTCGTGGACGCCTGCACCCAAGGCTTGCGGTTCCTACGGGACGCTGGCTGGCTGGACATCGACGGCTCACCGCGGGATGATTACGACGATGACGACTGGGCGGATAGCGGCATGGCGAAGAAGCTGGAAAACCCATACGCGGCATAAGCGTGACTTGCTGGGCAGACATAGGCATAATCACGCTACAACCCCCTCAACCTAGGAGAAACCTGTGAACAAGTCTCTGCTTACCCGCAATTACACGCCAAGCGAAATCACCTCACTGAACAATTACATCGCTAATCACAGCGGTTCTTTGGGAACTCTTGTCGACAACCTGTCCAACGCTGGCATTCCCTTGCAGGACATCGCCACTCTAACCAAGAGCGCCCTTGGCGGCACAGGCGCAGGCGTTGCTGGTATGGCGGCTTCAATGCCTACAGGTGCAGGCGTGGCCCCAACGCAAAAACCATATATCCCTCCAACGCCATCTCAAGGCGCGTTGGCTGGGTTGGCAAGCCAGATGCCTTCACGGATGCCAAGTAATGCGCAATACATGAATGACCGCATGTCGCGTGAACAGATAGATCAGATCATGAGGGATGACGCAATCCCTATGCCTAAACCATATGCTGGTACGTTTGATATGCCTAAACCATATGCTGGTA